ACCACCATCAAACTGTGTTACAGTAACACCACTAGCTATTGAAGCTGCCGTTGTACTGTTTGCACCTCTAGTACATCCTGTAAAGGTAGTGCTAGAACCTATAGCTGTATATGTAATTTGTTCATTGCCTATGAATAAAGTTCCTGTGCTATCAAAGCCTGACGTGCTTGCAACAGTTATAGTTGTAACACTATCTGTATGTGTTGTGCTTGTTGTTGTACTATTTATTTCATCTTCTTGCGTAATAAAACTATTAATATAATCATTATAGTTTAATATTTTTAAATTACCACCTGATACATTTAAGTCAGAATCTTTTATTATTCTAAATGTATTATAGTCTACAGTCTTTGTTGTTGCAGCAACTGAATATCTTACAACTCCTGCTGTTAATGTCTTTGTATCTACAGCATGATTAAAAGGATATTGAAACTCTTTTTGGTTTATATATCTTATTGATTCATTAACTGCGTTTTGGCATTGAACTTGTATACCCCTAGCACTAGAAAAGGTTGCTGAAGTTAATGCAACCTCATTCAACCTTGCTATTACTTTATTTGTTAGTGTTAGGTAAGTTTCTGCCATAATAATTCCTATGTAAAATGAAAGAGCAAGTTGCCCTGCTCTCTCATATATAAGTTAAGCTAATTGGTCTCTATCAACTTCATCAGGCTTATCATCTAAGCCATGACCTGCTAAATCAATAACAGTGGCATACATTCTAAGTCTGCCTGTAGCTGGAGCAGCACCTGCAATCTTAGCATCAATCGTATCTGTAGTAGTTACGAATTGAGTATAAGTTGAAGCTCCACTTCCGACAATAGTGTTGGTTTGACCATTACTACCTGCGGCACAAAAGCCTGTAGATGTAATGTCTGCACCATCAATAATGTCATCACCTGCTGCAAAGTCCATGTCAAGAGTACAACTGCCAGTAAATGCTTTCATTACTTCTGCACCTGCATTTATGACTAAAGTATTTGCAGGGATTTCTAACACCTGAAAGATGTCTCCATCTGCAAAACTTCCACCTGCTGCTACTAACGCATCAATATCAAGGTAAGCCTCAATATTTCTCATTACGTGAGTATTTTTAGCTGATGGCATAGCCACAATAGAGTCGGAAGATACACCAGTGGTATCTTTAGAGGTTAAATCATAAGTTGCCATTTATATCTCCCTTATCCTACGTTATACTTGGCAGTAACGATTGCTTCAGGTCGAAGAATCTTTCTACCATACAAATGCATACCACGAACAATATCAGCAAAAGAATCAGGGTCTCTATAAGTCTCTGTCTTGTTGATTTGCTCGGCAGTAGCGACTGCTGAACTATGTCCTGCAACAATAACACCAAAGTTTGTATTTTGGTTAGCAGTTCCGGATGTTCCCGGACCTGTACCTGCTGCAGGTAAGTTATTGGACATATACACATCAAAGCCATGTATCTTTCCAACAGATAAACCTGATCTTAATCCACCTGATTCACCGAAGTCACCATTTAGAAGACGTGAATCTTCATCCTTTAGAACTTCAATAAATGTTGGATGTAGAACAAGCCATCTACCATCAGCATCTACAAACTGTGTATCTAACAATCTGCCCATTCTAGCTATAACCTGTAAAGGAGTAGCTGTAGCAGTTGCTTGGGCAGTTGCACCACCTAGTCTTGGAGCTATTGGGATAGAGTGGTCACCTGCACTACTTGTAGTGATGTTACCAAAGCTATCTTTTCTTAGCTTCATGCTTGTCAACAATTCGTCTGAACCAGCAGTTGATACTGCCTTAGTTCCATTAACTGTTGAGTTAGCTGAACTTGCTACAGCATTATTAGATGCCTGTGCAAATCCTGACAAGTAACCAAGAACGTCTTGGTCAAAGTTGTCTTTTAGTCTGTAACCTGCTCTGTCACTTGCTAGTTGAGAGAAGTTTACGTGACTGTGAGCTTCTTCAATATCATCTACTTTAAAAGCAAAATAGTTTGCTTTATCAATAGTTAATGTGAAGTCTTCATCGTCAAGGTCTTGAGGTTGTACGTTTGCACCTCTAGCATATTCCTTAACGGTGATTTCTGGCTCCTTTATTATTTTAACGGAATCACCCATGTTGCTGATCTCACCGAAATAGTCGGAGTTTGTAATTGATTCAACAACGGAGTTTTTCCTAAAGGCTAACTGAACCTGCTTAGAGTAAATAACTGGGGAGAAATTACCATTAGGCAGATTACCGTAACCTGCTGCAGTTTTAAATGCCATTTTCATCTCCATTTTGAAAATTGAACAAATGCACCGAAGTGCTAAAATTTACTCGTCATCGGCTAATAGTATTTGAGGTTGTACGTTTGATAGCTAATCAAGTGTAGGCTCATACCATCAGGTAGGCTTTCAAGTGTCGTGTAGTATGTGAGTTGTCCACGTGGAGGGGTCACATTATAGTTGATACTAGTTATATGTATAAATAACTATTTGTCAACTGTTTATCTAGCAGAACCAGATAAATCGTATATAAAGTTACCGGAACGTATAGCTTCCATAATTACATCAGCTTTAGCTTCATATTCATCGGCACTCATTTTATCAACAGTAGACTCTTTAAAAGTTACTGTGTTGTTAGTTTCTGAAACAGACGTTTTACTTTTTGTTGAGACTGCTTTAGCAGCACCTGCATCATTTGACTTCTCTTTTTTCTTATTAAGTCCTTTGTCTGCTTTATAGAGGTCAATGGCTCTTGCGGCAGATTTTGCATCATTATCGTTTTCATATAATGCATTTTGCACCCATTTAGGTTGTTCTTCTGCCCAATCATGGAACTCATCACTTTCTCTTATGTCTGCGAAATCAGGATGTAGTCTTAATAATTCTACTTCTGCCTTCTCTTTTATAGAGTTAGCATCCCTTTCGTCTATTTCTTTAATTCTTTTTTCTATATCTTCTGATTGTTCTCTAGCTTTTTTAGTTGCAATAGTTTCTACTATGGCTGCTACATCAGGATATTCTTTTGCCCATTCACTTATATCTTCATCTGACTTAGGCAACTTCATTTCTTTTTTAGTAGCTTTACTTAATTGACTTTTTAAATCATCAAGTTGCTTTTGAAAGTCTTTTTCTTTTTCTTGGGAGTGTCTTCGTAAGTCTCCATAACGTTTCTTAAAAGTTCTTTCTTCAGCAGTCTTCGGTTCTTCCTCATCTTCTGCTTTCGTTTCTTCAACAGATTCGGTTTCACCTTTTTGTTCTTCCATTAACTGTTTAAGTTCTTCTTCGTCTCTTTTAATTCTTTCTTCGTGAGTAGAAGGTTTTTCCATAAATGCTTTTTTCTTTGGTGTAGCATCTACCACCATCTCTTGAGCTTGTTCAGCCATTTAGTTTCTCCTTGGGGTTATCGTAGCCATTATGTTGGGGGATAAGTAGCCTGTATGTAGGTTATCGTCTTGAAGCCAACCCACCTCGCTTCTTTTTATTAGCTTTAGGTAAATTCTTTCTTTGTATAAAACCACCTGATGCAGTAGAAAATCCCATATCTGATGATGAAGAACTTCCCGGGTCAGCACCACTACTGCCATCATCACTGTCACCATAATCATAGTTATAACTGTATGTTGGACTTGTATATGTAGGTATAGATGTATTAGCCGCACCTGCTTTTATATCTGCTTCTACCTTACTTATTTTTTTATCATATTCTTCTTGAGCTTTTCTACCTGCTTCTGCTAATTTTATACCCTCTGATGTTTTTAAAAAATCTTCTTCAGCTAATTTATCTGCTCGTCTTTGATATGCTGTTTTACGTGGTTGTGCTGCTAATCCTATTCTAGGGTCAACTAGACTACCTATAGCAGTTTTAGAAGCTTTTGTGGCACTAGCAAACTCCGTTGGGTCTACTGACCTAGGGTCTATACTAGTTCTAGATATAGTGCTTCCTTGTGATACATCAGGATATCTAGTCTTGCCTTTAGAAATTGTACTTCCTTGTGTTATTCCTGTAGGAGTTGTTGTTGCAGTAGTAGTTTTAGTTTTAGTTTTATTGCTCATGTCTTCAGAGCCAGTTGTAAATCTTTTATCTTCTTCTACAGATGCTTTCTTTGTACCACCACCTGTTTTATATCCTAGCTCTGTTGCCCATGCATCATATCTTTCTTTTCCTTTTTGCCCTAATGAGTTATATTCTTTTGTAGATACAGTAGAACCATGCCAACCTGTATTAAAACTTGCTGACATATGTTTAGCAAAATCTGCTGCACTTTTATATGATACAGTTCCTTGTTCTGTTAATGAAGCAGAACCATCTGCGTTCATAGCTAAACCATT